GATCAACGATATGGTTGGTGTACCCACTGACGAAGATGTTGAGCATCTACTTTCCACTAAACCACAAGACTACAGGAAAAAGAAATAAAAGAAGAAAAAGAAATATATGTTGCTTGTGCGTGTTTTCATGTTTAGGAAGTAGTTGATTTATGGTTTTGTTTAATAAGTTTTTAATTTATTTTATATTAATTAACTAACATATTATTTGTTGATTTACTAATCACATTTGTGCTTTTACAAGAATATCATATGCCAGGTAAATTTTTTGTTAATAAGTCGCATTATCACTCACGAACACCAGGTTCACGTCGTGGTAAAGGCTCTTTTAGACAGAGTCCCCAGCCACATAAGAAAATGCTGCCAAACAGAAATAATGATACTTCTTGTAGTGACATCACGTTGAGCGATGGTACTTTGGTCGATACCATTAAGAAATTTCGAGATATATCTGTCAACGATATTGACAATTATGTTCAAAAGGTGGGTAAAATTGATGTTGATTTGAAGGATAAAGTTCTCAATAACAACGACAAAAGTTTTGCTGTTGAAGAAAGAGAGCTATTGAATGAATTATCGACATTACCTATATTAAGAGATATTAAGTTGAATAGTGACATGTATGACTTGGAATGTGAAGTCACTAATAAAATTTCAAAGCTCAGAGAGTTGGTACCTATTGAGGAGGATGTTGCCGATTATATTGAAAAACGTAAGGATGAAAGAACGTTGGAACACATTAGAAGAATTGCAATACCTTTAAATGAGATGGAAGGTTTAGGAGAAGCTAGTAAAGAGATATCATTGACTAATTCTTTATTGCAGAATACAGTTACACACTCATCACTGCTTGTAGATGCTAAGAAGAGCCAATCTTTAGCAGGAGTTAGTGGAGAGATACTTAAGCATAATGCTACTTTAGTCAATGATATATCAAATGCTAATCTTTCTATAAAGAAATCATATTTGAAAGGACTGAATTCATCTATTGAGAAGAATGTTTATGAATCATTATTGAAAGAGAATGAGTTGTTGTCCAGTAGTCAGGAACTAGACCATTCTATTTTGTTAGCAAAAAAGAAGAAATTAGAAAATGATGTTGTTGACTTTTCCTTCCTGGATGATTCAGTTATAACAAAACGTAAAATGGCATTGCATAATGAAGCAAAATTTTTAAAAGAAACTAGAGAGGATAGGGCTACTATTGCCATTGAAAAGTGGACTGAAGAAAATCAGCGTGTCAATGGTCCTGTTGAAAAGAAAGAGATACGCTTAGAACCGATTACTTTTGAAGTATATTCTGTTGTATTGCAACAATATTTAGTTGAAGATGGTGTTATCAGCTATTATAAAACTAATAAGTTGTGCAAAACTTCAGTTTCTTTATCACCAAGTGAAAGATTGAAACTTACCGTTAATCTGGTGCCTGTGCCTTTTTTTATTAAGGAAGATAGAGAAACAATGGTTCGTTTTGTCTTGCGTAATCTTTTGAAGGTATTTTATTATTCTTCAATTGACTTTGAGGTGTCAGGTCATTTGGTGGATAAAGAGCACGACATGCCCTTTATACCTTCTGATCAATTTTATCAGGATGCACGGCTAAACAGGAAATTAGACAAGAGTAAGGTTATATCATTGGCCAAGAATTTTAGATTTTTGGGTTTTGAAAGTGATTTTATTAGGTCTATTTTTGTTAGCCGTAATGATTTTTTGATTAAGAATGGTCTTAACAAAATGATTGTTTTGGATGTCCATCCACTCATATACCAAAGTGCACTTAATGTCAGTTTGGGTAAAACTATTACGCAAACTTACGTTAACCAGTTACTGAGTGATTATCGTGCTTGGTATGAGAAACTTCCTCCAGACGTTGTTGTGGATAGTGTTTCTGCGGGTTGTCAAGCGGCAGCCTTTATTGCTTCATTGAAGGACAATGCTTTCCGCAAGGTAGAGGTTGTCATTAAGGATGTATAGGATTTTCGCTACCTCAATGGTGTTAATCATATTGGGACGTATAAATTTCTCGATATTGATTCACCTACATTTTATGGTGAGGAATATAGGAGTTGTTTAACGTCTTTTAAATTTAATGGTAAACCCTTTGTTTTCGCTGGGAAATTACCTTTTACACCATATGAGGCTAAGCGAACTTATATGACACATTTTGGTCCTACTTTTGACATTCCCGCTCGTTGTTGTTATCGTTCATCTATAATTAATTATGAATCTATGTTATTACGTATAATCGGTAAGAGAAAATTAGAAGAAGTTAAAAATTTAAATAATTTAAAAATATCCCCCTACAACTCAAATCGAGGATTAACTCGTATGCTAAATAAATATTATTCTTGCGTTAAGGATAGGTTGTTACCAATGTTATCAATTATTGGTGATACGTTAAGTGAACAAATTTCATTAGCTTGTTCACCACACATCAAGAGAAAGTTGCGTATTAAAGCAATTAACCAGTTGATTAACAAGGGAGAATGTTTAAATACCTTGTTTATGAAGAATATAACTTGCAAGATCAAAATTCCAGAATTCGCTAAGAATGGAAAGAAACCAAGATTGATTGGTGATTACACCTGTCCTGGTTCTCTTTTAGCTGGATTTTTGATACCAATAATCAAGCACGCGTTTAGTACACCTGTTATTATTGAAAATACGCGAATACGATTCGTGTACTCAACTGATTCACATGAGTTGGATTCAATATTTACAGAGATGGACAATAGCGTGTTTGACGAGTATTGTTTCTTCTCAGATGATATGTGTTGCAAAGTCCATTCATCTGATGGAATACCACATTGGTACAATCTTGATATATCATCATGCGATTCATCCAATGGACCAGCAGTATTTGAACGTGCTGTTTGGTTCTTTGATGAAACGCTTGATTTTGGTAACCTTTTAACGCGTGCTGTATTGCAATGTCAACAGCGTGTCGTTATACATCATCCTGCCGGCAAGAAATATAAAGAAGTAATTACAGCCCAACCAACTCAACCAATTGAGTTCTCTGGTACGCAATTAACAACCTTGTTGAATAATATTGCTTCAAGTGCCATATGTATTTCCCTTTTACATTATAAGAAATTTTTACGAGAAGGTGAAACGTTTTCTGAGTTAACCGTTAGAGCAGCCTTAGCTGTTGGTTATGAGGTAACCGTTGATCCATGTGAAGACGTTTATGATGTTCAATTTTTGAAACACTCTTTCTATAGAGTCGATGGGAAATTATGTTCTTTTGTCAATCTGGGAACATTATTGAGATCTTTTGGTCAGTGTTGGATGGATTTACCATATAATACTAAACTTGGTGAATCTTTTGAAGGTGCTGCTCGCATGCGAAACTGGCAAATATTAACTGGTTTTCAACATTCTGGTTTACAATCTATTATTAATGTCTTATTACAATCACCGTGTGCTAAGAAGATGGATGGCTACCATCAGCTTATTAACCGTGTGAAGAATGAGCAACATAACAAGATGTACCACAGTTCAACCACCCGCAATGCGGTTCCAGTTAATATACTCCTTGATAGATATCGTCTTACATTTGATGAGTTTGACGAGTTGGTTGAACTGCTATCTGGTTGTGATCTTGGTCAAATCATAACCACAACTGCTATTGATAAAGTTGTACATAAAGACTATGGATATTCGCTACCTTGTCGATA